CACGATGCAGGCGGTCGATTCCACCGTCGCCGAGATCGAAGAGGCCATCTTCGGCCGCGAGCAGTGGTTCGACCTTATCGAGGACATCAAGGACATCGAGGACGCGCAGCAAGCGGTCCAGATGATCGCCGCCCGCAACCTGCTCATGGAGCGGATGGAAGAGTACGGCGTCCCGACGGCCATCGCTAAGTCCGTCCTTCTGGGCGGCGTGTTCGGCACCGGTATCGCCAAGATCAACACGACCACTCGCCACGTCACCTACGAGGGTGGCGGGAAGCAGGAAGTGGTGTGCGTCGAGGTCATCCCGCTGGAGCCGTACGAGTTCGTGCCGGATCCGACCACGGACTGCATCGACGAGATGCTCGGGTGTGCGCACGAGACGCTGGAGCCCCTGCACCGCGTCAAGAAGAAGATGCGCGACGGGACGTACCGCAAGGTCGAGATCAGTGCCTACAGCGGTACGAACAAGCTGACGGAATCCAGGTTTTCGGCGTCTCAGCTTCCGCTGGACAACGCCGTCATGGTCACTGAGTGGCACGGGTTCGTCCCGGCCAAGCTCCTGCTGCCCTACACGGGCCAGTCGGAACTGGACGAGGTTCTGGAGAGCGACGAGGAACTGGACGACGAGCTTGTCGAAGCCATCGTCACCATCGGCAACGAAGGCGTGATCCTCTCCGCGAAGGCGAACCCGTTCATCGACGAGGATCGCTGTTTCGTCTCTTACCAGCACGACACCGTTCCGGGCTACTTCTGGGGACGGGGCGTGGTCGAGAAAGCGTACCACCCGCAGAAGGCGCTCGATACAACCGTGCGTGCCCGGATGGACGCTCAGGGACTCGTGGCCCACCCGATGATCGCCGGAGACGTGACCCGGCTCCCGCGTGGGTTCAACATGGGCGTCTGGCCGGGCAAGTTCTGGCCGACGACCGGTTCTCCGGGCGACGTGCTGACCGGGTTCCAGTTGGGTCAGGTCAATCCGACCCTGTTTGAGAACGCGGCCGACATGGAGCGGATGGTCCAGACCGCGACCGGGGCTATGGACCCCGGTGCGAGCTATAATCCGGGCCAGCAGGGCGGGGCTACGAACACGGCGCTGAACGCGTCGAGCTTCATCAAGCGGTCCCGCCGGACGATGCAGAACATCGAACGGTCGTTCATGCGCCCGCTGGTCCACAAGATCTACCGGCGCTACGTCCAGTTCGACAAGGAGTCTGGCTTCCCAGACGACCTCAAGTTCCGGGTCAAGGGCACTCTGGGCATCATGGCCCGCGAGTTCGAGCAACAGCAGCTTATCCAGATGCTCGCGCTGGTCCCGCAGGAGTCCAAGCCCTTCTTCGTGATGATGAAGGCGATCTTCGACAACTCGTCCAGCCCGAGCAAGGCTGAGATGACGAAGGCCATCGACGAGTGGGTGAACCCGCCGAAGGACCCGCAGGCCGAGGCGATGCAGCAGAAGCAGATGGAACTGCAACTCCGCACGCAGGAAGCGCAGGTCATCGAGCTTGAGGCACGGGCCAAGAAGCAGATGGCGGAAGCCGAGCGGGCTGCCGCGCAGGCCAAGAAGGCCAACGTCGAGGCCGAGTTCGCCGACGACGAGGTACAGAACGAGTCGATCAAGAACGCGATCAACCTCCGCGAGGTCGAGGCGTTCGAGGTCCAGAACGAGCTTTCGCGGCTGATGCAGAAGCTCAAGGCATTCGACCTCGCCATCAAGGCTAAGGTGGCAGAGGCGCAGATCGGAAAGCTGGAGGCCGACGCTCGGAACATCCAGTCCGACGACTAGCCAACTCCTGGGAGGGAGTGACTGATGACAACGACCGACGAATTGCGGGACAAGCTCCGCTACGTGCGCGAAATGATGGAGACGACTGGCTGGCAGTTGCTCCTGCGCGACTGGAAGGAGGACGAGGAGGGCATCAAAGCCCGCCTTATCTACAGCACGAAGAACATGGAGGAGACGCAGTTCTCCCGTGGTGCTCTCTCGGTGCTGGCCCGCCTGACGAATCTGGCCGAAGTCTGCGACGTGGCCGAGCAATCGCTCGACAACCCGCCGGAGGAATAAGCCATGCGCCGCCTGTTCGACTTTCTTTGCAAGAACACGGACTGCGGACATCAGTTCGAGGAACTTGTCCACTACGACGACATCGCCTCGACTGTGTGCCCTGAATGTGGAGGCCCGACCCGGCGTTTGATCGGTGCCCCCATGATTGATCCCCGCTTGGGACTCGACGCGGCCAACTGGCCGACGATGGGCGACAAGTGGGCCAGAATCAGACGCCAGCGCAAGCAAATCGAATCCAAGCGTTACAGCAGGGACTAGACTCCGCGACCTTGCGCCTTTCGACCCCTAACCCCACGAGGGCGGGTCACTTGAGGAGACTTGACGATGGCTGACAGTATTGTTGTGGACCCCGACAGCGAAGTAGTCGCTGCATCACCCGAACCTCAGACCCCTCCCGACGCAATTCAGGAGACCAAGCCCGAGGACGATCTGCCCGAGAAGTATCGCGGCAAGTCGATGCAGGATCTCATCGAAATGCACAGGAACGCGGAAGCGGAACTTGGGCACAAGAAGCACGAGATCGGACTGGTTCGCAAGCTCGCCGACGAGCTTATCGGCATTCGTGCCGCTGAGCAGCAGGCGGGTCGGACCAATCCCCCGGAAGCTGTCAAACCTTTGACGACCGACTCGCTCTTTGAGGACCCCGAGGCCGCAATCCTCGGTGTCGTCAAGCGGGAAGCCGTCTCCAGAACCGAGGCTCTTGAGAAGTCTCTGCGGCAGATCGAAAGCGATCTCCAGTTGGAGAAGTTCGAAAAGAAGCACCCCGGTTTCCAGCAGACGATGACGAGCCCTGAGTTCGGCGCGTTCGTGCAGGCCAGCCCTTACCGGTCCCGGCTTGCGATGAAGGCGTCTCAGGGTGACTTTGAGGCTGCTGACGAACTGTTCGGACTGTACGAGGACCGGCCTCAGCAGGCCCCGCCGCCCCCGCAATCCAGCGGAGTCGAGCAGGCACGCAAGGCCAGTCTGGCGAAGTCCGGTGGCAGTTCGGCTTCTGGAGTAGTCCCCTCGGGGGCGCAGGCTCCGATCTTTACGCGGGCTGAGCTCATGGAGATGCGCATCAAGCGCCCCGAGGAGTTCGACCAGCGGCAGGAGGAGATCTTGCAGGCTTACCGTGAGAAGCGGGTCCGCTGACTCAACTCTCACTCTAAGGACCCACTCGAATGGCAACTTCAATCGCATATACGAACAGCTTCGACGTCACCGACGCCGCTGCGTTCATCCCCGAGGTTTGGAGCGACGACGTAATCGCCGCGTACAAGAAGAACCTCGTCATTGCCGGTCTGGTCTCCAAGATCAACCACAAGGGCAAGAAGGGCGACACCATCCACATCCCGACCCCGACTCGGGGCGCGGCCTCGGCCAAGACGGCGAACAACGTCGTCACGCTGGTTGCGGCTTCCGCCACGAACACGGATGTCGTGATCGACAAGCACTACGAGTACTCGTTCGTTGTCGAGGACATCGTGGAGGTTCAGGCCCTTTCCTCGCTGCGCCGGTTCCACACCGACGATGCCGGGTACGCGCTGGCGACGCAGGTCGATACCGACCTCCGCAACCTCGCGGCCACCTGGAACAGCGGCTCCGCGTACAGCGGCGCTGTCATCGGCTCCGACGGCTCGACCGCCTACAGCGGTGCGGGCGCGGGCAACGGTGCGGCTCTGACGGACGCGGGCATCCGCCGGGTCATTCAGACCTTCGACGACTCGGACGTGCCGGGCCGTGACCGCTATCTGGTCATCCCGCCGGTCGAGAAGCGGCGTCTGCTTGGCGTCACCCGCTTCACGGAGCAGGCGTTCGTCGGTGAGTCGGGCGCTGGCAACAGCATCCGCAACGGCTTCGTCGGCGACCTGTACGGCGTGGAAGTGTTCGTTTCGACGAACATCGCCACGGTCGAGTCGCTGAACTCGGTGCCGTACCGGCCCTGCCTGTTCTTCCAGAAGCAGTCGGTGGTTCTCGCCGAGCAGATGGGAGTCCGCACGCAGGCTCAGTACAAGCAGGAGGCCCTTGGCACGCTGGTGACGGCTGACCGTCTCTACGGCGTCAAGACCCTGCGGACTGAGGGTGCGCTGGCGATCATGGTGCCGTCGGCCTAATACGGGCTGACCGTTCCGTGACCTAACGGGGCGGCAGGGGGTCGATCTCTCTGCCGCCCTTTTTCACAAAGGGAGCCCATGACGCAACGTCGCCGTTTCGCGCTGCTCAAGCAACCGTTTACCCTTGGCTCGCTCGGGGACGTTACGATCACGTCTCCGGCTCCGGGGCAGGTGCTGGAGTGGGACGGAAGCGCTTGGGTTAACGTAGAAGTCTCGGCTCTCGCGGATCTGAGCGAGGCCATCGACGACCGTGTGGCTAGCCTGATCGTAGCCGGTAACAACATCGACGTTACCTACGATGACGCCAGCAACACGTTCACGATTGACGTTGAGACGCTGACCACGGCCGACATCTCGGATCTGGGTTCGTACACCGGGTTCGATTCTCGCTACTACACCGAGACAGAGACAGACTCGCTACTCGCCGCCAAGGCGGCCACAGCGACTACGATCTCGGCCGGAAACGGACTGACCGGCGGTGGGGACCTGTCCGCGAACAGGACCCTATCGCTCGACATCAACGGGTTGACCGCAGACGGTACCCCGGACAGCGCCACGGATTACGTCGTCACGTACGACGCCTCCGCTGGCACGCACAAGAAGGTGCTGATTGACGATCTGCCGAGCGGCAGCACGAGCCCGACGACCACTCAGGGCGACCTGATCGTTCGCGGCGCGAGCGCCGACGAGCGGCTGGCAGTCGGAACCGAAGGCTACGTCCTCACCGTGTCCAGCGGCGTCCCGGCGTGGGCAGCGGCGACCGGCGGGAGCGCCGGGGGCTCAATCAACGACGGGTGTCACATCTACCGCGCTGCGTCCGCACAGACTATTGCGGACAGCACCCTGACTGCCGTCACGTTCGATACAGAATCGAGGGACGACAATGGGTATGCGGATCTTGGCACCAACAATGACCGGATCACCATCCCCGAGACCGGGTGGTACGTCATCAACGGCAAGGTGGAGTGGAGTAGCAATACTTCCGGTGCGCGCCTG